AACCCGAACTGATTACAAAGCCGGTGATTTTCTGACCTTTCCCGGCGGGTAAAAATGCGCCCTGTTTGAAAGTAACCGCGGACATCCCGCGTGCGCTCAAAACATCACTGGATGTTCCGTTGTCCAAAGTAACTGTGAACGATGTAAAAACGGTATCCTCCTGTGGAATAATTACATCGTAACTTACTGAAGTAACTGTTGCCGCGCCGTGACGCTTAAACCCGTCATATCCGGCGACAATGTCAATTGATGCTTCTGCCATAATGCCCCAAAAATAACATCATGACGCAAAACATTTGCAACATTATTTGACAATCAACCACCATTGCATGCCATCGCTAATGACAGTCACTGTTTCAAATTGGTTTGTCAACACTTTCGATGGGCTTCCGTCAATGTCGTACCCGCCGCCGGTAATTACAACCTGATGCGATGTCGTGGTTTTTTTGAAATAGTATTTTTTACCCTTTGACAATGTCGGATCAGGCAAATCGACATTCACTGCCCCTCCGGATGTGTCGCACAAAATAAGTTCATAACCATTGGTAATGGTATGCGTTCCCGCAGTGTAAGTTACCGGCGCATTGTGTTCCTGAATGTGCCATTTCACTTCTTCGGTGCCGTCATTGTAATTCAACATTACTTCCCAACGCGTGTTCAATGTTGGCTGTGATGTCGGTGCGCCATCGGCTTCATTGACCAAATATTCCAACACTTGCTGTGGCGTTTCACTGATTTCAACATTGATATTATTGACCGATGATTCAATGTAGTTCAAACGATTCAACAAATTGTTCGTTGGCGATTGTGATGTTTTCAAACCTTCACCACCAGATGTTGTCAATGTATAAACAGGTGATACACCAAGCCATTCTCCATCCCATTGTTCTGAACGCGCTGACCATTTTGAGCCATTCAAAACCCATGCGTAGTTGTCAAAATACAAAGATTTGATTGCAGTCAATGTTCCTGAATCAATCCATGTTCCACGAACAACCGGCACAAAGTTGGCATAAATGGATGCCATTTGAAGGCCCAACATTTTGGTGATTGATCCGTGTGTGATTGAATCCCATCCGCCATACCAATCAGATGCCAATACATTAGTTGTGCCATTATTGACCAACCAGTTGCCAATTCCATACTTCAACGAATCAACATAATAGTTGGCATCAATTTCAATGGGAACACTATTCACCAAATTGGCTGACGATGCGGTTATTGTTTCAGTCACATCAAATGTGTAATCCGCGTTTTGATATGGTGATGAATCTGCAAACGCCACCTGAATAGAACCCCAAAAATCCTTCAACTGATACAATTGCGATTTCCATTTGGTTGTTCCTGTGTATGCCATCAAAAACCCATATACATACATTTCGACAATCAATGTATCAAATCCAACCGGTGCCGTAGTAACTGACAATTCAGTTGATGCAGTAATCCATCCACTTTGTACATTGCGCGTTTGGAAGCGATTGAATTTTGGTGTTGGCGTTCCTGATACCCAATAACCATTGGAATCCAATATCATTGTATTTCCCAACCCATCAATCAACTTGACAGTGTAGTACAAATCGGTGGCGTCTTCAACATATGTAATCCCGCCGCTGACTGTTGTCAACTTGTTTGACTTTGCTAAAAAACGCAAACGCATTGGCGCAGAATCCGGCAATGACCCTGTTGGAATGTCATTGATGGTCATTGTCAATGTCGTGGATGCGCGGTTGGCATATGTGCGTTGTTCGGTTGCAATATTTTGCCGATGCGTGTTTATTGTCACCGATTGCGCAGCTGGCTGATAGTACAACGATGGTTTTGCCATCCACAAAGGCCGGACATCGTTTCCGATGGTTTGGCGGTGTGAATATGTGGTTGTCCCAATATATTGGCCGGTGTAAGAATATTGGCGTAAATTGATTGATGTGGTGTTGTTGTACGCATTAAATGGGATCACATAATATGCGCCATTTTCATGCGTAAAACGCGCCCCAAACATCAACAACACATTTTCCAACGCTTGTTTTGCGGTGATGTAGTTTCCATCAACTTGCCATCCATCAATGTCAATTGTTTTGACATCGGTGAATGCATCAAAATTTTCCAAAAATGTGTATTCATTGATTTGATACATGTCAAAACCCAAGCGCAACGCACTGGCTTCATGCAACAATGTACCGTCATACAAATACGCGTTTGATGTTCCGTTAACAACCCAATAATCAGCCAAATCTAATGTGTCCAAACAACGCCTGAACAATTGGTTGACTGTTATATAACCATTGGAAAACCATGATGATTTCACATTGAATCCATCAAGTAATTCCAAGCCATCCACGGCCACCAAATCAATAATTGGTTTACTTTGTATTGATTCGCGCAGACGCGTCATTTGGTCGGCCAATACGCGGCCAACATAGAACAATGTATTGTTCCTGTACACCAACATTGCCCATGCGGTTTCGGCTTTGGTTTGAATGCCAATGAAATCATCCAATGTTGTTTGGTCAGGCATCACCCATTGCGTAATTGCGCGCGATGGTCTAATAAAATTGGAATAAACTGAATCTGATTCGCCTTGCCTTTCAATACTTAATCCATCACCGGCCAATGTCAATTCATCACCTCCGGTTGCTGACCCGCTTGGGGCATCCCATAATTCAACGCGATATTCAACACCAGTGATTGAAAAAAACGATCCGTAGTAAATCCTTGCCATTATCCGCGTTTGCTATCTTTGTTATATCTTTCCAAAACAATCGCCAAATCTCGGCCACTCACATGGGTTTGCGCAATATATCCTGATGATTGTTCGGGTTTCATCAATGTTTTCAATTTGTCCAATGGGGCAATAACTTCCGGGTTGCTGCGTGCGCCGGGATATTCCCCCATCAATCCCAATGTTGGGCCGCTAACAATTCCACCTTCAGCAAATGCGGGAACATTTGGGCCGGCTTTCATTGTGTTTCTGACGGCTGCACCTAATGCCACCAACACAACACCCGCCGCCAACGCTTCTGCCGGGCTTGCAAACGCTGTTTTTAATTTTTCAATACTGATGGCGTAGGCAATCAACATTTTTCCAACTTGTGACATAAATGCGCCCAATGCCATAATAACTGAATCACCCAAGTTTGCCAAAATATTTCCTTGACCGCTAATAACCCCGCCTAATGCTTCGCCAAACATAACAGCAACATCAACGCCCAATTGTTTTGCTGCGCCTGAAATGTCATCAGTCAATTTTTTGAAATCCTGAACAATTTGCGAATAAGATTTTGGATCAATCTTTACAGGAACCAATATTGGCGCAATTGCTGTGCCGGCAATTAAATTTTCAGCGGTCAATTTTTTGGCATCATCTTTGGCCTTTTTTCTTGCTTTTTCAGCAACATCAAATGCCTTTTTTTCTGCCCAATTCAAAAAATCTTCTTGTGCTTTTTGCGCACTTTCCGCACTTTTTTCAATTGATGCCTGTTCTTTGGCTGTATCTTTTAACGACTTGTTAAAATCAGTTTGTGCAGTTTTTGCATCAACTGTCTTTGCAGTTAATATTGAAAGTTTATTTTGCGCATTGTTTAATGCATCCTGATAAAGTTTTGTCGCTTGTTCGGCTTCGCTGTTTGCTGCTGCAATCTCATTTTGTGCCGCGTTTGTGGCGGTTGTCATGGCCAAAAACTTGCCCATTATTGATGCACCGTCACGATTGATTTTGTTGATTTTTTCAACGCGTTTCAATTCGATCTCCGCGATTTTGGTGGCTGCCAAATCAACAATGGCTTTTTGTGTTGCCAAATCAATCGCCGTTTTTGTGCGTTCATTTAACAAGCGTAGCCCCGCCGCCGTCTTGATGTTAATGTCGTCAACTGCGATTCCGGCCTCCTTTAAGGCTAACAATGCGCCACGGCGCTTAATTTCGGATTCATTGACATTATTGACAATCGCCAAATATCCGTTTAATGTTAACGCAGTTTTTTTGACTGAATTTTCTGATTGATATAAAGAATCAGCAACTTCGCGTTGTAATCTTTCCGTTTGACTGATTGCCGTTGAATATGCGTAAATTGCCGCCGTTGCCCCGGCGACTGCAATTGTTGCCACAACCCATGGATTTTTCAGGAATTGTGTTAATCCATTAAATTGTTCTTGCAAATCCTTGACTTGCATCACCGCCGCACTAAAATTCAATGCCGCGTTCAATCCCATCAATGTATTGCGCAACGCTTTGTTGTCATCCGCAACAATGGCAATGATTGAACTAACTGATGAAAACGATGTTGCCAAACCATTTAATGCCGCACGCGTGCCGGACAATGATTGATTTGTTTGTGACAACTGTTGTGTCAATCCTTGCTTTTTGGCTGTTAATTCAGCAACCGCAATTCCTTGATCCTTGATTGCGGCTTTTGTTTGTTCAATTTCTGCGCGAACTTGCTTTTGCCCCTGAACATCCATTTTGGACATGGTGTCGCGTTTTTGGCGCAACTTTTCCAAATCCATCATGAATTCACGGGTGATTTGCTTTTGTTCGTCTATTTCCGCTGTAACCGCTGCAATCTTTTGACGCAACTGACCTGACCCCAATGATTGTTCAATTGCCTGTCCGGCCTTGTTTGCACTGGCTTGCATTTGGGCCGATGTTTTTTCCATCGTGTCCGCGGCTGCCTTGACATTTTTGTTGAATAGGTCGGTGACCGCATTCAAAACAATATTAATCGAACTTAATGCCATCAGCGGTTGTAACTAATTGAATAATCCTGAATTATTTGAAAAATACCATATTCATCGGAATTGTCATCAGTCATGTGTGATTCACTGATGTATTCAATTTCCCATGTGTACACGCCATTGAATGTGGCCGGTGTTGCAACCTCCAATGCCGTACGCGTCAAATCTGCAATTTCAACACATTGGGTGTATGTCTTTGCATATATATTCACCTCCACATTGGCCCAATCAGTTTTTGAATGACCTGATTTTGATGGATGTGGTGTCACCGCAGTCACGCGAATTGTAATGCCCGGATATGGAACACCTTGCACAATGCGCAATGGATTGATGTTTGTTCCGACAACGGCCGTCAACGCGGTGTTTGTGGAAAGAACATTGTAAATGGCGTTTATGGCTTTCATGCTTCGGCGGGCGGTGTCAACTTCGCAAATATATCCGCATAGCGCGTAACCTTTGCAACAATATTGTCATGGTCTGATTTTTCCCACGGGAATTTCATCAACTTTTGCGGGCTAATTGGTTTTTTCAAATGTGGTGAAATCATGGTTGCGGCCATCCATCTTGACAATTCCCATTGATTCCGGTATTGTTGTTCCTGTGCATTGCGCATGCCGAACAAACGCAGCCGAAAATATTTTGGATGGCAATCGTCAAATGATTCATCATCCATCCCCATTTCGCCAAATGCGATTTCGCGTAATCGGTCAAATGTTAGGGGGTCAGATTTGTCCGAATTTACTTTCCCACCGTTTCCGATGTTCCTTCGCGTGGTTTGAAAAATTCTTCAACTGCTTTGGTAAATTGTGTAATTACAGGTTCAATTTCCGAAAATGATTCAATGGCATCTGCAAAATCATCAATGTCAACAAATGGGAATTTTTCACCTTGCTTTTTGTACCCTGACTTGATGCCATAATAGGCACATGAACGCGCAAATTTTAGTGAATGACCAATGTTGTTTTCACTCATGTTTTCACCTAATTGCGCAAAATCCGCCAAATTGAATTCAGTCATTATTGATTCAATGGCGCGCATGTTAAAAAAAAGGGGGTGATGAACACCCCCGATTGAAATCGTGTTCATGTTGCGAATATACGCAACATTTTACAAATTAGATAGTTCCAACTGTTAATGCGCCTGTTCCCTGAATTGATGCAGTGAATGTGGCAACATCATTGTGGGGTGCTGTCAAATTCAGTTCATTGAAAAACGCGCTTCCGCTCAATTTCAAATCGCCACTGACATTAGATGTCATCACGATGGTCACGGATGTTCCGGCCAACAAATCAGTGATGATTTCTTTCCAGCTGATGCCGCTTCCAACGCTTGCATCTTCTTCAAACATACCTTCAACACTCATGGTGTATCCGTATTCACCCGCAATGTATTCTTTGCTTCCGGCTGAATCTTTGTTTGTGGTTTCAATCATGTCTTTGGTGATTGAAAAATCGTTTGATGTCGCGTTTGCGATTTTGGTCAATGTGCCGCTGATGTCTTTGTAAATTGCAATCAGCGTTCCGTTGGTAATTCCTGTGCTTGCCATGATATTATTTTTTTATTTTTTTATTTTGTTTGTAGCCCCGCGCGTTTGGCTTTTTCTTCCAAATGTTTTGTGACCAGCCTGTTCATTGCTTCAATATACAAATTTTTTCCCGATTCAAATGCGGGTCGCATGAATGGTTTTGCCGGGCCAATGTTTTTGTCATATTTTGCGCCGGATGCGCCTGTTTTCTTTTTGCGCATCGGTGTACGATCCGCCGTTCCTTCTTCAATTAAATGTGCGTGAAAACCTTTGTAAGGCCCATAAACACGCGCACCAATCAAACGGAATGCACGGCCTTTTCCGCGATTGTCGCGTTCAATGAATCCGATTGAATTGCGCAAATTACCAGTTTTGACATTGATTTTGGCTTTTGCCAATGTGATGAATATCCGCCCGGCTTGCTCGATAAATTGCCCCATAATGGGTGAATCAATCTGCATATTGCGGAATTCATCCAACGCCAATTTGTTTTTCTGAAAATATGCCGTTGTCTTTGTCATTGTACTAATTCGGTTTCAATTTTCAAATACATGCGGCGTTCCAAATCTGCAATGTTGATAATGTTGTAATATTTGTTTTCCCAAACAATGCGCATTTTGGGGTTGATGCCTGAATCATAACGCATCGTGAATGTCACGGTTTGTTTTGCTTCGCGGCGGTCGGAATCAACCGATTCTGAACCTGATTCGCCTTCCTGAATGCGTGACCACGGGGTTGAATAGGTTGACCATGATTGCAACTTTTCCCCGGTGTTTGAATCCGTGGTTGTTATAAACTGTTGCACAGTCACCAATTCATCCATCAATCCGGCGTTCATGAGATGACGCTAATTTTGTAAGGGTCTAACAAATATTGAAAACCAAAGTTAATTGGATTATTCTGCACACCCACAGTGATGGCCATGCGATTATCATAATATTGACCAACCAACAACAATGCGGCATGTTTAATTGATGCCGGGAACAATGTGTCAGGATTCACGCCGGTCGCGCTTGCCAATTCAAAACCTTCGGTGATTTCAACAATGTATTTGATGACATCATCGGTCACGCTTGTTGGCGCGTTTTCAATGAAGATATTGCGTGAAAACAAACCCATCGGATTTGGTGGGGCAATCCAATCTGCGGAATCAAATGCGGTGATGCTTTGTGAATCGTTTACATACGAAACGGAATTCACCGCCAAAACGCGTGAATTGATGCGCAAATAGTTGCCGGATGGGATGTTCAATCCGTTCACTGGATTAATCAACGCGGGTTGACCTGTAAATCCATCAAATCCATATTTAGCCGTTCCTTTGCGTACTGAATAACCCAAATATTGACCGCATGCATCCAACGCCATTGCAATCAAACCACTGATGTAGGTGTCATCTGCGGATGATGTCACACGCAAATGTGTTTTTGCGTCTGCAACTGACAAATAATCCGTTGCGGCGTGTGAAAATGCGGTGTAATTGCGTGCAACAAACATGATTTTATTCTGCGTCTAATTCGGTTTCGGGGTTGACCGGTTTGGCCTTTTTTGCTTTTGTTTTTTCAATAACTTCTTCAACAACCAATTCAACCGCTTCGGCCTCCAACAACAGTTCAGCCTGTTTGGATTCCATGTCAACGATTTCACCGGCATTGTAGGACAAATTAAATTTGCCCGTTGGGTTAATCAAAAATTTCACTTTCATGGCCGGTGGGCCACACAATCAAGTTGACCCACCGCGTGCGAACTTTAATGCCCCCGCACGGGCAATTTATTAAGCAACGATGTCTTTGCAGACAGCGAATGCAGTTGGTTGCAACAAATTGCAATCCAAATAAGCGTTCAACACAACATTGGTCAAACCTGCAGTTGCGCCGCTGTATGGATCAACAGTCAATTCCATTCCACCCCATGAAGCCACGGCCATTTTGCTGAAATCACCAAAAATCAAGGCTGACAATGTAGATGAAGAACCTTTTGAAAGGTTAGAAGGAACAAGGGTTGATGTAGCAACGGGGTAACCGTTCAATTCAGCACCACCTGCGGGCCAAATGAAGTTACCTTCAACACCTGAAGCCTGACGGGGAATTGTTTGCAATGCGGCCTTCACTTTGGGGTTGGTCAAATATGCAACACCTTCACCGTTTGCGTTTTCAACGGCTTTCATCAAATTCACAACATCAGCCCAAACGGGTGCGATACCGTTGGCGTTTGTGCTGTTTGAAGATGCACCGCCGGCGTAGGTAACATTCACGCTGCTGTTTGCGATGATACCGGTTGGTTCATTGCTTCCGCCACCTTTGATTGCTGCGGTTTCCAAAGATTGTGCCATTGCGTTCAACAACCAGTTGCGAACATATGCATCAATGCTGTTTGAAGATTGCAACATCAACTGATTTGAAACCTGAATGTAGGCAGCCAAACGCTTGGGGCTGAAAGTGATTTTGCTAAATGCGGGTGACTTTTCAGTTGCACTGCCGTTTTCAGTATTCCAACCAGCTGAAGGCACAGTTGATGCAGTTGGCATGTCCAAATTGCCAACCAAACCTGACAATTGCTGAACACCTAAACCGCGCAATACAGTTTTTGGCAACAATACATCGATGATGCTTCCAACATTGGTTTGAACATTGACACCACCTTCAGAACCTGATGTTCCACCGGTCACGCTCATGTCGCGTTTGAAAACCTCTGAAGGAACTTTCATTGAATGTGCGCTTACGCTAACACCTGAACGCTGAAATTCAGCGGCTGCCATTTGGTTGAATTCCGCTTCAACACCATCGCGGCGGCCGGTGATTGCCATTTCCATTGCACGCTTGAAAGAATATTGTTCTTTCATTGCTTCTTTTTCCTTTTCTTCGGAACGGCTTGCAACATGTCCGGCGGCTTGGGCTGCCAAGTTTTGCAATTTTTCCAAAGTTTCAACTTCGGCTTTGATAGCACCTAAACGGGCTTCAATTTCGGCCAAACGGTTGGTTTCGCTTTCTGCCATTGAACGGGCTTCCTTTTCAATGGTGGTTTGCAACGCAGACAATTCGCCTAACAGGCGGCCGCGTTCTTCTTTGAGGGCTTTAATTTTATTCATGATTATTTGTTTGTTTTAAAGGTTTTTGTAACGCAATAACGCAACTTTCAAAATATCCGCATCAATTTGTGATTGTTCTGCGGCTTTGATTTGAATTTCTTCATCACGCATTTTGATGATTGAACGCGCATCGGCTTCGGTTTCTGCATATGCGGGATATGTCACCGGTGAAACATCGAACAATTCATCAATCATTGTAATTGTGCGTTTGCCCATTGTTCCATATTTTGTGGAATCAGTCCATGTTTGTTCCTTGATGGTAAACGCAAATGATGATTGTGTAATGTCACCACGCATGATTGAACGAACAACCGACATGTGCGTTGGATTTTCATAATCAGGAATCCAAGTGTATTCCAAATTTCCATCGGCATTCACAAATACTTTGCATGTGTCGGCCTTTGTACGGCCCAAAATCAATTCGGCCTCATGGTTAAACAAACACCGGATGTCATAATCACGGGATAAAGCGTAATCAAACGCACCGGGCGTGATTACTTCTTCAAAATAGCCCAAATCGGTCACACTGTTGACAACGGCGGCAATGCCTCCAATTTCTTTGGGCATGCCATCGCCAATGGCGCGTGCGTGAACTGTTCCGGTGATGGTTCTGCGTTCCTGTTTCATTAGATTACTTCGGTATTGTTTACCCCATTAGGGTTGTTGTTTTTGTTTGCACTGGCCATCAGTTGTTCAATCTTTGCATCCATGTACGCATCAATTTTTGATGATGGCATCAAATTGGTTTCAATCAAATATTCATCGCCTCCATCAAATCCATTCGCATCTTCAAATTCGCGGGCTTCATTGCGTGACAACCAACCACCGCGGATTCCTTTGTTGTAAAAATCCGCACGGTCATTTGCAGATGCACGCAATAAAGAATTGAAATTGAATTTGAAATAATGCGTCATTTTATCAACTTCCGTCAATAATTTACGCGCCATTTCTTGTTCCATGTTGATTGCATAGGCCATCAATGTCCTCATGTAGAAATCCTGATATTCCTGTTCAACACTTGATTTGATGCCTTCTTTTGCGCCAATCATTGATGCGGGAACACCAAAAATGCGGGCAATTTCTTCTGCGTCAAATTTGCGAACCTCCAAATATTGTGCCTCCTCCGGTGTCAATGATAGTTTTTCCATCTTGATTCCGTTTGGCAATACGGCGGATCGTGCTGCGCCATCAATCACATCATCCAACCCCTTTTTCAACGGGCCTGCCTGTTCAGGTTTGATTTGCGAATCTGATGTCAAAAGGAATTTCAACACGCCGTTTTTGAACACACCGGCATTGCCTTGAATGGCGGCCAAATCAATTCCCAATGTTTCGGCATGCAAAACAATCGGTGACACACCAACCAATGGGTTGTCCAAACATTGACCCTTAAAATGCAACATGTCAGTTGCGGGAATAGTGTTTGGAAATCCTTTGGCGGTGCAATGATAAAACAGCTGGCCGTCTTGCATAACCGGGGTGATGTAGTCAGGACAAATCGGATGTAACTCAACGGCCAAAAATCTTGCATCGCGGTTGATGAATGCATAGGCATTCCCGCGCAATGCCAAATCACTTGCCATGTATTTGACAAAATCAAATTTGGTTTGGTATGGGTTTGGTTCGTTCAACACGGGTGTTGTGTAATGAACCATTTTTGTTTCACGCGTTTTGCCATCATCATAATACAATTTTAACGACAAACCCGCAATACCATCAGCGATGACGCGAACACATGCGTGAACGGATGCAATTGACAACGCAGTTCGTGGGTTGACGGCTTGCCCGGATTTGGTTTGATAGCCAAAAACGGAATTCAAGGAATTGACCAACCATTCTGTTGGATAGGCCAATGTTGAACGCTTTTCAACGCCTTTCCCTTGAAACAATCTTTTGATGCTAAACTGCATGGGGCGAATTTATTATTTTGTGAATTAACATTTGCAACATTATCGATTCGTTTTCAGCCAACGCGATAACATTGACCTAAAAACGGTGTATGAACTAAATCGCGGGCGGTCAAAAATCTTTTTGTGCCTTTCTTCGATTGCTTCATAACAATCCTTGTAGGATTTGTGATTTGGTAATTCACGATAGTATTCATTCATGAATTCGTCAATGTAGGTCAACCATGCATCGGATTTCATTATCTTTCAATTTTTTACAAAGTTACAAACCAAAAATCAGAATTTTGTTCTTTTGCTGCTGACTGCATTGCCGTTCCCAACGCCATCACAATTGAAACAGGGCCATCGACTTTATCACCTGATTTGGCTTTATTGATTTTGATGTTGCCTGCAGGATCGGTTTGCAACAAAATGTTTGACATCATCCAACGGGTGACCGGATTTCCCGCGTGCCTCAATTTTTTTTCTTTGACCAATCTTTCCAATTCCTTTGTTGGTGTTGACATGCTGACAAACCCCTGACCAAATGGAAACATGGTCAATCCTTCGTTCTGCAATTCAATAACCAGCTGCGAAGCGTTAAACCGGTCAAATGCGATGTCCTTAATGTCGTATTTTGTGGCAAGTTCGCAAATTTTGGCTTTTATGAACGCATAATCCGTGACATTCCCTTCGGTTGCAATGATGTTACCTTTGGCCACCCATTCGCGAATCGCTTGCCCGGCGGCATCGTTCCGTTTTTTGACTGCTTCTTCAGGTAGGAAATACCATGTGCGAATTGCGTGATTTGATGGGAAATACAATGAGAATGCACAAAAATCGCCCGTTGATGCCAAATCCAATCCACCAAAACAATATTCACCATCCAATTCATCATCGGCATCGCATTGTTTCCAAATGTTGTCCGCAATCCATGTTTGTTCCGTGTCAGTCCAAACATTCAACAATTTTGTCTTGAATTCAACTTCTTTCGATGTATATTCTTTGGCTTCGGTCAACGCTTGTTGCAATTTGCGTGGATAAACTGACACGCCCCAATTTGGATTCGCTTTAGCCCACACTTGTTCATCCATCCAATCATCGCCATCATCCAGTGTGTAAATCACTGAAAATAACGCGTCATCCTCAATCGCCCCGTTCAACACATTGACGCAATAACCACGATGGCGATAACATGCAGATTCCCGATTGAATCCGGCCGTGGTGATTGTAAACAACAAAGGTTGACGGCGTGCGCCCATACTGTTGAAAATAACATTGTACAATTCATCATTTGGATGCGCGTGATATTCATCAATCACTGCCATGTGGGTGTTCAATCCATCCTGTTTATTTGGATTCCATTCCAATGGCTTATACAAATTTTGTTCGTGAATGATTCTTCGGTTGTTAACTGAATTGTTGACTGTAACCGCATCTTTCAACCAATCGGTGTTTTGCGCCATTCTCACGGATTCGCCGAATACCATCATGGCTTGGTCCAATTTGGTGGCTGCTGAATAAATCTGCGCACCGGGTTCATCATCGGCAATCAGGCCGTACAACATTACTGCCGATGAAAATGTTGATTTCCCGTTTTTTCGTGGAACTTCAACATATGCCCGCGAAAATCTGCGCGATCCATCAGCGTTCAAAAACCCAAACAAGTTCCAAACAATAAACGATTGCCATCCTTCCAAAATAAATTTCTTTCCGGCATGCTCACCGGTGGTGTGTTCCAATTCTTCAATGAAATTGATGGCATGTTGCGCAAACGATGGATTGAATTCAAAACGCGATAAATCCGACAAATACCGTTCACACGCCTGTTTGACCAACTGACATGCATGAATTTTGCCGGAAATAACATGCAGCGCATATTGATGCGCTTTGCTGTCTTCAATTTTTGCTTTCAAGCGTTTTCAAATTATCTTTTGCAATTTGTTCGTTTCGATAAACAAACGGCATTTCAAATTTGTCAATGTCAATGAATGAACCATCGCGATGACATGGCAAATATTTTTCACCATCATGGCGTTCAATCTGCCAACAATTGCCATTCCCAACAATGCGGAATTCAGGAACAATGGTCAAATCTTTTTCAATTTCAAATCCGGGCTTGTGTTTTGTATTTTTCATGCTGATTTTGTTTATCTTAATTTTACTTCGTTTTCATTGATGATTCGGTGTAATTCTTCGCGAGCAACAAACAATGCGTTAATTACTTCAGGGTCATCGCTGTCATTGGCATACTTTGTTTTTGTTCTCAAATATTGATCCATTTGCCAAACTACATGTTGCCATTTCCAACCATTGATGCAATCTTCAAATTGTTCCTGTTCATCCGGCAAATCAAATTCAATTTTGGCTTTCATTTTATGCTGATTTTGATTTCAACAATTCCAGTTTTGACACCGCTTTTTGATTTGTGTTTGGAATGCGCGCACGGGCTGATGGTGTCACGCCAATCAATTGCCCCAATTGCATGGCCTGTTTCACGCAATTTTGTTTTGCGGTAAACCACGGG